TGGATTGAATATTTTAATTTTACTGCAACACAAGTCCCACAAGAGTTTTTATTGGAGGATAATTTTTATAGTTGGCTTGCAAAAAGGCATCCTTTTAGGGCTGGGCTTTTAAAAATGGAAAATAAATCTATTTATAATTGGCATAGAGATTCTAATCGTGGAGTTTGTATTAATTGTATGGTGCCTACACCAAATACCTCTTACACTTTTTTTAGAGAAACACATGATGTGCAACATCCTCTAATAGAATTATCGTATTATCCTGGTGTAAGGTATGTATTTAATAATCAAAAAGATCACATGGTTATAAATTATGATGGTTTACGATTCATGTTAACTGTTGAGTTTGAAGCAGACAAAGATCATTTAACCTTTCATGATCTCGTTGAGGATATAGAGAAAAATTATGAAAGATGAAATTTCACACCTTTTGATAAAGTTTTTTAAAAAGTATAAAAAACAGTTTGAAGACGATGATCTTCAACAGTTTACTGAACTTTGGAAACGTTTCTATGAAACTGTTGAGGAAGAGGACAACATTTGGAATCAGGGCGGTTTACATTACAGAGATTTTGAAATACAACCTTCACAATTTATTAACAAGAATAAATTACAATTTGCTGAGGGTAATGTAATAAAATACGTTTGCCGACATAAATTAAAAGGTAAAAAAGAGGATATAAAAAAAGCTAAACACTATCTTGATATGATACTATACAGAGATTATGACTAGTTTACAGCTTACATTTAATTTTAAAAAACACATCTGGTCTGCGCCTTTAGACTACAAAGATTTATCAGAGGCCACTGAGATTGCTATTGATTTAGAAACCAAAGATGAGGGTATTAATAAAGGATTAGGTTCTGGTTGGGCCACTGGACAAGGTGAAATAATTGGTTTTGCAGTAGCAACTGAGGGTTTTCAAGGATATTATCCCTTTGGTCATTTTGGCGGTGGTAATCTAATCAAAGAACAAGTTTTAAAATACATGAGTGATGTGTGTGCCTTGCCTTGTCGTAAGATATTTCACAATGCTCAATATGATGTTGGTTGGTTACATTCGTATGGTATCGAGGTTAAAGGTGAAATAGTAGATACTATGATAGCTGGAGCTTTGATTGATGAAAACAGATACACTTACAGATTAAATGCTTTAGCCAAAGATTATCTTGGAGAACTTAAAGCAGAAACGGATTTGAACGAAGCTGCTAAGGCTCATGGTGTAGATCCAAAAATGGAGATGTGGATGCTACCAGCAGAGCATGTGGGTTATTACGCAGAACAAGATGCAAGGCTCACTTATTTGTTGTGGCAACGATTTAAACACGAGTTATTTAAACAAAACTTACAAACGATTTGGGATTTAGAAAAAAACCTAATTCCTATAATGATAGAGATGAGAGCTAAGGGTGTACGAGTTAACCGAGACGAAGCAGAAAAATTACGCAATAAATTTATAACTAAAGAAAAAGATATTTTATTAAATATAAAAAATTTAGTTGGTAAGGAGATTGATATTTGGGCAGCTAGACAAATTGCTTATGCCTTTGACAAATTAGGTATTGACTATCCTAAAACTGAAAAGTCCAAAGAACCTAGCTTCACTCAAAATTGGTTGGTCAATAATAATACAGATATATCTAAACTTATTGTTAATGCCAGAGAAATAAATAAGTTTCACAATACTTTTTTGAATTCTATTATGAAATACGAACACAAAGGTCGTATTCATGCAGAAATAAATCAACTTCGCTCAGACTCCGGAGGAACTGTATCTGGTCGTTTATCTATGAGTAACCCTAATTTACAACAATTACCTGCGCGCAATAAAGAATATGGCCCTTTAATACGCAGTTTATTTTTACCAGAAGAGGGATATAAATGGGGTAGCTTTGATTATTCGCAACAAGAACCACGACTAGTGGTTCATTATGCATCAAGTATTGGTGAAGGCTATGAGGGGTCACAGGAATTAGTTGAAGCCTATACAAATGCAGATGCTGATTTTCATCAAACTGTTGCTGACTTAGTGGGTATTGACAGAAAACAAGCTAAAACAATTGGATTAGGTTTAATGTATGGGATGGGTAAAAATAAATTAGCCAACATGTTAGGTTTAGATTTTCAAGAAGCTAATAATCTTATTTCAAAGTTTAATCGTAAAGCACCTTTTGTAAAATTATTATCTGATCGATGTATGAAAAAAGCAAATGAAGAAGGGGTTATACGAACTAAGCTAGGTAGAAAATGCAGGTTTGAAGTTTGGGAACCAAAGGACTTTGGTATTCATACACCAGAAACATTTGAGAATGCTAGTGCCAAATATGGTCGAGGTAATATTAAAAGAGCCTTTACTTATAAAGCTTTAAACAGATTGATTCAAGGTTCTGCCGCGGATCAAACTAAACAAGCTATATTATCGTGCTATAAGTTAGGTTATTTACCTTTACTTCAGATTCATGATGAACTTTGTTTTAATGTTTTAAAAGAAGACGTGTCGAAGATTGTAAAAGCGATGGAAGACTGTGTGGAGCTCAACGTTCCAAGTGTAGTTGACGTTGCTTTAGGCAACAATTTTGGTTCTGTTATCTAGAATTTTTAGCTTTATGAATATCTTCCAAAACAAGTCTTGATTTGATTTGGTCTATTTGATTTTCAAGTGCTTTCATCTCAACAGTGTAAACACCTTGTGTTGTATACATGCTGTTCCATTGAGACTCCAGTGCCATCTTTCTAGATATTAACTCATTCAGTAACATCATGTATTTATGTTATACACTTTTTTCGTATTTTGTCAATAATACCCCATGATAATCTTATGAAATTTAAAATTTTCTCTTGACAGAATCTTATTAATTATTAAAATCATAATATTATTAATTTTAATTAAAGGAGAAAATATGGACACTACACGTTGGAAATCAGTTGCTGTAAGAATTGATGCTTATAATCTTTTAAAAGCAGAAAGTGATGTAACTAACAGGTCTCCGGGTAATCAGATGGAGGAGTTAATTAAAAGCTTTGTAGAGGATCAAGCAAAAAAATATAAAAAATCACCTAAAGTTTATAAAGACGAACTATTAAGTGGTAAATATCTAAGACAAATATAAAGGAGAAAATATATGGTAGAACCACGATGGGCTCCTTTTCTTGTTTGGAAAGACAGAAAAAATTATGCAGAAGGGTTTAGAGATGACTCTTTGCAGCATGATGATTATAAAAAGGGTATACATATTTCTATACCAGATCGTTTAAGCATCACACAGGATTCCGAGTTTGAATATGGCACTGCAAAAATGAAAGCCATTCATGTACAAAGATGTCCTCATTTTCAAGATCACTTATATGTTTTTGCTAAAGAGCTATGAAAAAAAGGTATTTAAAAGAAGATTATGAAAAAAGGTTGAACGATAGCATGAGAAGAAAACCTTTTAAAACTTTACATAATCTTTTGTGTGAATTACACCTTGATTATAACGCTTGTCTCGCAGGTAACTTAGAGGGTGATCCAAATGAATTACAAAAACGTTTTGTACGATTATGTCGCGCTAACAATCTTAATTTTGAAACAGAATGGGAAAAAATGGAGTGTCAACATGACCATTAACTACAAGGAGACAAAATGATTTTACCAAGTATTTATTTATTTTTACTTACGGTAACAAATGCTGGTGACTATAAAGAACATTATTTTGGTAAAGTTAGAGATTGTGGTGTTGCAGACAAAATTATGTATTCAAACAAACACTTAAACAATAAAGAAATTCTTGGATATATTTGTTTAAACTTTGATACTAATACAGTGCGTAAAGGTTATAGATATTCCAGAGTTGTTCAGGAATTTGACATTGACTTTGTTGCTGAACATAAATTACCACCGTTATTTAAAAAAAAAAAATTAGAAAAAAGGAGAAAAAAAAATGGAAACAATAATATTAGGAATAGTAATTAATCTCTATACATGGAGTAACGCTGATTTTTTCGTTGCACGTCGTAATAATGAACGATTATACGATTGTCGTTGGGAAATCGTTGACTGGCAGAAAACAGACTACAAAAACCCCTCTGTGAGCGTGTTTGGATATGTCAAATATAAACACCGATGCGTCGAAAAGGAGAAGTAAATGAATGAGAAGGAAACCTTAGTTAAATGTGTTGTAAATCCAGGATTTGCAACACAACGACTTATTCAAAAATATGGGTATAGTATGACCCAATTACAAAAATTAAGAGATCGAAGCTAGTCTAGACACATGGACACTTCACAAATTGCTTATCAAATATTTTATGCTATTATAAGTGCAGAAGGTAAAAAATAAATGAACAAAAAAACACATCTTCGTTTGTTGTCTCTTGGTGCCGGAGTGCAATCTAGCACTCTTGCTCTTATGATACATAAAGGAAAAATACCCATGGTTGATTGTGCAATCTTTGCTGATACTATGGCAGAACCTCCAAAAGTATATAAATGGTTAGAGTTTATAAAAAAAACTGTGTCTTTTCCTGTATACATTGTTAGTTACAGAAATTTAGAACAAGATGTATTAGATGCTAGTGAGGGTAATTTTCAAGCCTTTACCATCCCTTTTCATACAAAAGATATTGATAGCGGTAAACGAGGAATGCTTATGCGACAATGCACAGCAGATTATAAGATAAAACCTGTTGTAAAAAAAATTCGTGAATTATTAGGATATAGTAAAGGAGAAAGAGTTAGTTTTGATACAAAAGTAGAGATGTTATTAGGTATCTCTACAGATGAACTCAAACGAATGAGAATGAATAAATTACGATACATACAAAATCAATATCCACTCATTAATGATTTAGGTATGTCAAGGCAGGACTGCATAGCCTGGATGAGAGATAATGAGTATCCATTGCCTACTAAATCTGCTTGTTATTTTTGCCCTTTTCATAGTCAAGCCTCATGGAAAGAAATAAAAAAAGATGATCCAGAGTTATTTAAAAAAGCTGTTGATATGGATGATAAGATTAGAAACCAAGAAAAGTATAAAATAAAAAATAAATTTAAAGATGAATTATTTTTACATAGAAGTTGTCAACCCCTCGAGAAGGCCATGGAAGATGATGGACAATTAGATATGTTCGATAACTTTAACAGTATTTGTGACGAGGGTATGTGTGGTGTTTAAACATAGACACAAGAAACATGGCAAACCAATACACAAAAATATCTAATAAAAAACTTTTTGTAAAAGACTCTACATACCTTAATCGAGCTGCATTAAAACAACGCATTATAAAAGATAATCTCTTGCCCTATTTTTGTTTTTTGTGTAATAATGATGGTACTTGGAAAAATAAAAAACTTGTTTTGATTCTTGATCATATAAATGGTATTAGAAATGATCATAGATTGGAAAACTTGCGATTTGTTTGTCCGAACTGTGATAGTCAACTGCCAACATATAAAAGCAGAAATATCAAGTACCAAGAACCATGAGCCACGAACCAAGAACCTTGTTAAACCTTAATTTGGATTGGCCATGGCATCAAAACAACAAAAAGAAAAATTAAAAAAACTTCTTAATCTTTTATCGTTTAAACTAAATCATAAAAATTATGTTGAAGCTTTTAGTTTAATATTTAGCTTAAGATTAGGTAATCTGTCTCAAGAAGAAATGATCGATATATTCAAACAAGTGTCAAAAATAGAATATGAATTTCAACAATATAAAAAATTTACAGTCGTGCAAGGTAGTAAAGATGATAAAAAATAGCTACACTTGTAATATGAAGAAGAAAAAAATTAATTTAGCCGATCTATTTCAAGTCACGGATCATGAACCATTGATCCTAAATGTTGGTGAAATGAACATAGAAGAACGAGACTTGTTTTTTGATAAACTGTATCAAGATTATATAATCTTGTTAGAAGAAGAAAAAACCCCGAAACATGTCTCACGGAACTATGCTAGATTATTAAAAGAACTTTCAAAACATTATTTTCACTAATGGTTGCTCCTCATTTACTGTCTAAAATAGGATTGCGCTTTGCTCGATGTGTTCTGGACAAAAATCTAGATCCAGAACAAAAATTATGGAGAGCAGTTGTTATCAATGCTTTTGATGAAACTTTAATAACACAGTCAGATAGAAAATCATCTTTAATAAAAATATTTGCACATAATTGGATTGTAAGCAAAAGTAAAGATTTTAAAATAGTTTGTGAATGGGGAACGCTTGATCCAGATGATATGTATCAATGTTATCATAACGCTTTAAAACAAAAACAAGTCTATTTTACCCAGAGACAAGTTGCATGGAAAAAATACGATACGATTTATAAAAAAATGTTAAGTGAAGAAAATAAAATTGCAAAAAAAATTAAAAGAAAACAGGTAGATCGATATAGACAATTTGTCAAAGATACTCCTGATATTGTTATTTCGACCATATTTGTTTCAGCTTTTGTATAGTACCCATGTTTTTAAAATTTCTTATATGCATAATAATCATACACAAACATAAAAAAAACATAGAGTATACTTCTTGATAATATACCCAAGCAACCCAAACAACTTGGCTACAAAGTCCGAATAAAGGGGCATACCAGGATTTATTACCATAAATCATAATTGAAATAACAGCAGATAAACTAGCTAAAATTTCTAGTAATAACAACATATAAAAAAATAGCACATAAACTGTAAACAATCTATGTGCTATATATAACGAAAGGAAGGGTAAATATTTTAAACCCCTAAAATTACACATTATCATATTTTAAATTTAAATACAATTAAAATTGCTACTTTCCTATATACCCCTTCCTTACAACTTTTTTTTAAAACATAAAAGGTAAAATAAGCAAATATTTTAGGAAACTAGGAAAAAACCCAGAAAACTAGGAAATATAACAAATAGTTTTAGGAATATTTTAGGAATAATTCCCAAAAAGTAGGAAAAATAGTACAATAAATCATAAAAATAAAGATTCCTTATGGACAAGACCTTGCAATTTATTTATTTTTTTTTTATTGTAAGTAAGAGGTATATAGAAATTGTGGCATATTTAAACATGAATAGGTTTTATTACAAACCATTACCTGATAATTTAAAGATTGGCTCTAGTAAAATAGATGGTCATGGAATATTTGCTACTATTAACTTAGTTAAGGGGTTGGATTTAGGGTGTACACATATTAAAATACCAATTGTACATGGCTATATAAGAACTCCACTTGGAGGATTTATTAATCATAGTGAAGACAACAATTGTGAACTATTTATAAAAGAAGATTGGGACGACTATATTATATTTAACATTAAAACAATAAAAAATATTGACCAAAATAATGAAATATTATTAAATTATGATTTGTAATGGGTAAAAAAAGCAATCAATTAAAAACAACTGTGGAATTAACTGCACAACAAAGAAAATTTGTCGATATTCTAGTTTCAAACTGGGGGCAAATTAAAAAAGCAGACGCAGCAGAACAAGCAGGTTACACTTCAACTCGTGGTAAACCATATGAGCAAGCTAGTCGTTTGTTGAACCCAGATTTAAATCCTCATGTTTGTCGATATCTTGAAAAAAGATTACAAAGAGAACAAGATCGTTATGAAAAAGATAAGCTGGCTAGGTATAAAACATTTGAGCGATTAAGAAATGGTGCAGAACAAAAAGGTCAATATACTGGAGCAATTAATGCTGAATATCGAGCAGGTCAAATGGCAGGAATGTTTATAGATAAAAAAGAAATAACTCATAATACACTTGAGGGAATGAATAGAGAGCAACTTGAAGAACGATTACAACAATTAGAACAAAAGATTGGGGAATCACAAGCAATCATAGATGTGACCCCCAATCATACTAAATAAATCATCCAATCATATCAGAAGCGATAATAATATTTGTATTGTTAAAATTGATATAAAAACTATTGTCAGTGTAAGTATTAGTTTATTCATTACATATTCCATATTTTTGTAAAACTTTTAATTCCTTAGAAGGTATAGATTGTATTCCATAGACCTCAATTGTTTTGTAATCATCAAACCAAAACTTATGCGTATCATTTTTGTCAATTTCTACCTCACTACCTATAAAATCCTGAATTATCTCTCTATGATTTATTCCAGATATATTTTTATATTCATAGCATGAGTATTCGTAATGTTCGCTATCGCTATTGGTTATTTTAAATGTTATTAATGCAAACAGTTCTTTAGTCATCTCTCATCTCCTCAATCATTGCATCGATCTCTACTGCACAGAAACCACATACCCAACCCTCGACATCACCATCATCTCGAGGGTATCTGTTAACAAACCTACCACTACCAAAGTGGCAGGGTTCACCACACTCCACACATATTTGTGAATCAAATAAGTCTTTAGTCATCATCTTCCTCCTTATCTACATCAAATCTAATCCATATTGATGCACCAGCTTCATCACAAAAGTGTTGTACTTCTTCATAGTCAACTGGTGCATTTTCATCTAACCATTTGATAAATTCTTTTTCATTCATCACTCACTCCTTTCCCATTTGTTAATTTGATCTAATAAACTTTCAGCACATTCAGAACGACCAATAATTATATCGTCAGTTCCGTCAGATGTGAATGCTTCGTTATTATTGTTTGCTTCAACAACTTCAAGATTGTATTCTATTTCATCTTTTAGCCATTGTTTTACTTTTAATAATGTGTTTTTAGTCATCTTATTTTTATCCTTTCTCCCACCCAATGAAGGGTGGGATATTGTTTATATTATTTTTTTGTAATTCCACACATTTTTAGTTGTGTTTCAGAAATGCCCATTTTGTAAAAAAGATTTTTGTTTGTTAAATCTTTTCTTAACAATCTTGCTTGAGTAAACCAACTGATAGGAATTGGACACACTCCATCATCACCACCAAAGATTTCTCTTTTTCGCTCCCAAGCATCTTCGTGAATATTTGGGTTACATTCCTCACAATAGACAACAACACAATCTTTTTTGTCTTTTGCTTTATTACTTTTTTTTGAATGATTCATAAGGTAAACACCTTTGTCACCAACTAGAACTAAAGAGGGTTCAATTTGTTTATCTTCATTTTTGTTCATAAATTTTGCGTAAGGGTGTTTTCGATCGTGACCATTACCTTGTTGCCATAGAATTAAATCATCTATGTTTTGTTTATTAAAAAAAATATATTGCATTCATTTTTCCTTTCGTGTTTATTAAAATTAAGTTATCCCACAAATTCTATGCGATGTCAATAAATAATTTGACATAAATGAAAAAAGTTATATACTATAATTATTAACATTAACGAAAGGACTGAAATATGAGTAGAACCAAAGAATATTTATATGAGCAAGAGTGCAGAGTTATCTGTGAAGCTATACAAGACATTGACTTTGGAGATCAAGATTTCCAACCAACAATGCAAGAAATGGTTACTTCAGTACAAGATAAAATTGGATATCCTATTTTTCATACTTATGATGAGATAGAGGATATGATTCGTGATTATTGTGATGAAAAGAGAGGTGCATAATGGCACAATATATGTACGACTATTTTACTAAATGTTTAAAAGACATTAAAAAAGATATTCCCAAAACTTGGGAGGATGTATCTTATGCAAATGACACTTGCCCAAGTTTTCTATTCAACAATTATTTGATTTTTATTGACCATAAAAATGAAAAGAAAAGAGAATTGCAAGGTTATAAAAGATTTCACATAATTAATAATGACGATTATGGGAATGGTGTTAAACCTTTATTAGAAACTGATGAATTTTCAAAAGTTTTGGAGTTTGTAAATGACAATTAATTTATTGAGTAAAATATATATTGCTTGGTGCGACAGAGAGCAATTTGACGAGATTTTAAGTGCAGATGAAATGCTTTTTAGTGATGAAGTTCAAATGCCTTATCAATGTTATTGGTTGAGAAGATTTATTGAAATATGGAATAGAGTTGAGGATATTGAAAGTCAACGATATTGGAAAAGAAAGGAAAAACAAAATGACTGAAAAGCAAGAATATATAATTTATAAAATGTGGTATGATTGGATTTTGTGCCACCCTATGGATGATGGAAATTTTCCCAATGAGCATTGCGAAAAAACTTTTAAATCTATAAAATCTAATTATTACTCATTAGTAAAAAAACATAAAATAACTTTACCTAAAATAAAATCGTATCTTAACGACAACCAATTTATAGGTTGCTATGGAGATTATAAAATTAATGAAGATATTTTTTATAGTGATTTTCAAGTAATATTTAAAATGTTTAGATGTTAATTAAAGTTTTCATAATCTTGCTTTTAATTTTCTTGCTAGGTTTTTGGGTTGGAAATGAATGAATCTCAACTGTGGCAAAAAATCAACATACTTCAAAAAACACAGAAATTGTGGCACTTTACTAGAATTGAGAGTGCCACAATAAGAGGAATTCCAGATGTAAACTGTTTAATTAATGGTTTTGAATTTTGGATTGAATTAAAATCAAAGGAAAGCAAGAATTTAGGATTATCAAACTACCAGATTAACTGGCATATCAAACATCAAAAATGTGGTGGTAAAGTTTTTATCTTGCTACCGAGTACCAAGCAGAGAAGCTTCAAACTTTTCAGAGTCGTGGCTCTTGATTCACGAAATCATATCATATCCAATCATATTCGCGATCATATCCCCAATCATATTCGCAATCATATCATATCTAATCATACAATCATATTTAATCATATTGACAAGAACCAAGGAATATTTCGCTTGGTCCTAGAATCGAGAACCTTGAACGAGCTGTTCGAACAGCTTGAAAAATTATTAAAAAAATAAAAAAAAGCTTTGCAATTATCCCATTATATCCTAAGATAATAATATAACATTAATGAAAGGGTAAAAAATGTTAAATGATAATTTTCCAGTCATGCCGCACCAGTCAACAATGAGCGGTAAATTAATTGGATTAAAAAGTATT